CGACACGGATTCAGAATACGAGGAGCCGAAAAAGGAAAGGGCTCGGTGGAAGATGGTATTGAATTCATCAGGTCGTTTGAAGAAATTGTTATTCACCCTAGATGTAGAGGGGCGAAGGATAATTTCCTTAATTATAAATGGAAGACGGATAGGATTACGGAAGCAATATTGCCCATCCCAGCTGCAGGGTCTGATCACTGGTGCGACGCTGCAAGATATGCTCTGGAACGGTACATTAAAGCAAAGGTTAGCGTATTCGATATTGACTATACCAAGCTTGACCTAGGATTAGAAAAGGGGAAACATTCACGTCCCCCTTCATCCATTTGGTAAGGAGGAAAACTCATGGCGGTTAAAAGGAAAAAATTTATGCGTCCTGTTCGTAGAAAGAACAGTAAACGAAGTATAAAGAACTCTTCGTTGAACTATAACGGTTTACTTTCGGGAGTTTTTGATTCGTATGGATATGGTACATTGTCGGACATGTCGAATCCTTTTCAGCTTGGCGGTTCTAATCAGTATAATCCTCTAACTCTTAATCGAGTGCTTCTTTCCTATGCCTACATGACACACGGAGTTATCCAGACTTTTATTGATCAGCCAGTAGAAGACGCATTTCGGGGAGGCATTGATTTTGAAACAGACGAGCTCGATGAAGATGAGATACAGTTGCTTCAAGACGTACTCGTAGAATGCAAGGATTATTCCACGATGAAGTATGTTATGAAGTGGGCACGATTGTTCGGCGGAGCAGGTCTTATTATCAATACGAATCAAGACCCCACAAAAGAACTTGATATTAGCAGTATAGATGATGATTCGCCGTTGTCGTTCTTGGATGCCGATCGTTGGGAACTTACGCTTAACTTCCTTCTTGAGGACAGAACTCCTACTCCGTACAACTATTACGGACAGCCCATTCACAAGTCCCGAGTTATCAAGCTTAACGGTAAAGAAGCTCCATCATTCATTCGTCGTCGTTTACAGGGATGGGGGATGAGCGAGTTGGAACGCTGTATTCGTGACGTGAACAGTTATGTCAAGAATCAGGACGTTATCTACGAGCTTTTGGACGAAGCAAAAATAGATATCTGGCGGTTACAAGGATTAAACGCTGCCATGCTTTCAGCTAACGCAAACACTAAGATATCGAACAGATTAAATCTCGCGACTCTCATAAAGAACTATCAGCGTGCGTTGGTCATGGATAAGGACGACGAATACGAACAGAAACAAATCACGTTCGGAGGGTTGGCTGATATCCAGACACAGAATCGTATCGGGGTGGCAGCAAGCGTTCGTATGCCTATTACCAAACTATTCGGTCAGTCTGCTACGGGATTCAACAGCGGAGAAGACGATATCGAGAATTACAACTCCGTTATAGAATCTGAAATAAGGGGGAAGGCGATAGAACTTGTTCATACCGTCGTTAAGTTACGATGTCAGCAATTATTCGGCTTTATTCCGGAACATTTCGATTGCAAGTTCAAACCGCTTCGCGTCCTTAATCAGGAACAGGTCGAAAACATCAAGAATCATAAACTCAACCGAGCGTCCACTCTCTACTCCCAGGGCATCCTGAGCGGATCAGAGTACTGCGAACACCTACGTAAGGACGAGGTACTCTTATTCGAACCGGAAGTAGAACAAGGGAAGAGAGAACCGGAACCGCCAATGCCGAGTGCGGACGTAGATATTCCGCAAAAACCCGTAAAGGCAAAAGACTCAGTGGGACGTAAAGGAACAAGTAAAAAATAGACAGGAGAAAGAAAAATGGTGCAACCAATTGAAGGCGGAGTTTATCCAGCATTAACGGTGGAATCAATTCAGGATACTAACACGAATCATACGATATGTCGGGGAGTTTATATCGGCACAGCTCAAGACATTGATTTGTATATCAATGAAGCATGGGTTTTATTTCAAGGTGTAATTGCGGGGTCTATTCTTCCAGTTCAAGCAACAGGTGCTCGTAAGAATTCTGACGGGGAAGCTCCTGCGTCTGGAGATATTGTATTCTTACATTAAGGAGTAGTTATGTCAGTTTATTACGTATCGACAACCGGAAACAACGAAAATACGGGCTTAGGAATTGGAAATGCTGAAGCTTGGGCTACTCTAACTAAAGCAATGCAGACAGTAGAGGCAGGGGATATTGTGAAGATACTTCCTGGAACCTACGAACAGTCTTGTACTACATCTACGGCAGGGAATTCGGATAATTGGATTGTATTCGAAGCAAAGGATTATAACAATAAACCTCTGATTAATGGTTCAGGAGTTGATAGGTTTGCTGTCAACCACGAGTATTACGAATTTAAGGGACTTAAAGTTACTGGTGGAGGACGAGCTTTTGATATTGAAACAGACAATGTTTTGGTTGAGCAGTGTGAAATTTATGAAACAGGAACTTCTGGTATACGAATACGTTCTGCTGATGCTAGTAATGTTACAATACAGAGAAATAAAATTAGTGATACAGCTAATAGACAGATAGACTGTGAAACAGGTGGAGTGAAGTTATATTATAATACGATTCAGGGTTTTAAATCAGGGTCCGCATTAAATACTATCCAAGTATATGTTCGTGGGTCAGGAACTTCATACATATATAACAATACTATAATTGGTGCTTATAGCTATGCTATGCTCATATCAGGTGGCGATGTTACCGCTACGGTTAAGAATAATATTATTGCTCATTACGGTGTAGGAAACAACCTTGCTTATGGATTGGAGGTTGCTAGTGGTGCTACTGTTAATTATGATTATAACCTGATTACACCTAATATGCAGAGGTACAACAGGACAGTTAATAACGGGACTGACGGTGGACACAACCTTGTTGGTAGTCAGTATCTACCAGGATTCACTGCTTATCGTAACGTTGGAAAAGTATTGCTTACTCTCGATGATACTTTAGATGAGTTCGAAGAAGCAGCAGCAATAGCTCACGGTGACGGATTAGATATGACGGGGAATATTTATTGGGTTGATAACTCAGACGAAGAAAACTTAGCTACTCGTATAAATGCTTTAATAGCCGATGGGCACGACATTGGAAACCATACTCGTTCCCATGCCGACTTAGGTGCGACTTACAATGGAACTCTCCAATATGACGGAGCTGATTCAAACCCTGTTATTAATATAGATCACACTACGAACACAATCACTTTATCTACGACAGAGGGTAATGACGATGTTACGATTTCTGATACAGATACGAAAACAATAGAAGATTTAGAGACTGCAGTAAGCGGAGAGAATTGGTCATACACTAAACTGGCTAATCAGCAGAGCGAAACATTTCTAACGTCTCTTGCTGATACCGACGGAGATGATGCCTTAGTTGGGTCACCCCCAGTTCTTCAATTAAGTTATAATATGTCTGATTTCCACGACAATGAAATAGACTGGACTAAAACATGGATAGATGGAGTCGCTACGGGAGACTGGGAACAAAAGGCTATCTCTTACCCATATTGGACTAACAACTCCACTATCATCGACAGTGCTATTGGGGCAGGATTGTTACTCGGAAGAGAAAGCGGTGCACGTGGTTTCGATTTAAGAAATCTTTACATATATGAATTTTCCAATTCTAGTTGGGTAGGTCTTAAAAGTAACGGTTCTGAAACTGAAATGAAGAGAATGTATAATCAGTTTGTTAGAGGTTTAGCTTGTGGACCTTATGCGATGGCTATTACTATTCACACTGTAAACACCGACCCGACGTCAGCACAATGGGGTTATATTACCGAGGTATTGGCTAATGCATCAGATTATGTTGATGTTGTTACTATGGGAGCTCTTGGTGAGGACGTGCATAATTCTGGTGATTGGACTGACGCAGATTCAGATAAGAAGAGATGGACAAGAACGTACGAAGACAATTCAAATTACACCTTGAAGAAGACATCTTCTTGTATTGGTGCGGGAGTTGCGGTGGGACTAACCCTAGATTATGCGGGCAATCCTGTTCCAGAAGCTAATCCAGATATTGGAGCTTATCAATCGGTCTCAAATGCTATGAGTAGTGGATTGCATATGGGAATAGGGATATCATTGTAAAGGACATAATGAAAAGAAATTCGTTAAAGCAAAAGATTCTGTCGGTCGTAAAGGATCAGCGAAGAAAGGATAATTATGCCTGAAGCTAATGTTATTCTTTGTATCAATATTTGGGACGAATGGATTACGGATAATACGGAATATACGCTTTACGAAATCTGGGTTCAGGGGAAAGAATTAAAAAAGAAGATGATATTACGGGAGGCGAAGATCAATGAAAGTTAATTCAAAGGGCAGGGGGTTAGAATTGTCTAATAATAGGGCAGGGCTTCACAAAGAGCTAGGGTTTCTAGTTCTCTGTCTTTTGTTTCTTTTATTCCTTTCATCTTTTACTGGATGCATTAAAGTAGTGGGAGTAGAAAAAGAACCCAAGAAACATTTTGATTGTGAGTGGGACGAAGAACATAAATCGTGGACATGCGTTTCCAGAGTGTCGAATAAAAGATTTCATTGCCATTACTTACCCGAAACGGAGGTGCCTGATGAAAGTTAAGGATGCTTTGCTGATTCCCGGATTATTGATTCCCCTGATCCCCGCAGCGATAATGGGCTTTATGGGATACGGATGGTTCTATCTAGGAGTGTGGATAGCGTTTTACGTTATCTTCGGTTTGGCAGGTGAACTGTGGTCAAAGATCGTACGGAAGAAAACTATTTCTACAGATATTTCGGATACTCCGTTCTGGTTGTTTTTACTGGTCGTGATATCGTGGATAGCTTTCCCGATAGCATTGATTATTCATTGGTGGATGGGAAGAGGATAATATGTCATTCGTTAAATTACCCACTAAAGACGATAAGGAAGTTGCCATTCAAGGATTAATAGAAATGGGTCTTTCTCGCACATCGGCTGAACGCTTGGTGGAAGGGACTATTAAGGAGGAGACAAAGAAGATGAAAACCAAGGACAAGAAAAACGCTTCAGAGGTATTCTTTTCATTCGACCAGAAACCCTCTGCCAAAAGCTTTATGCGGGGAGATGAATTTACTCAAGACGGTAAGAAGTACAAGGTCACGAAAAAGATCAAGGAAGACAGGGAAGGAAAAGGAGGGATCTTTGCCGTAATCGTTAATAAGAAAAAGAATATTCTGAGAGTTACGACAAAAGAAAACGCTCGAAAATCATTAGAAGAAATTGCTCAAGAATTATACGGTCAATCGTACGACGTTTTGGATGATGGTGAACGTCACAGAGTTCAGAAAAAATATTACGATCAAGGAAAGAGTAATGCCTACTCCTTCAAAGAAACGTACAAGGGCTTCAAGATTTACGTTACTCAAGCATCAGGCGGTAAGTGGGAAGGACATGCCGAGGACAACGACGGTTATGCTATGGACACGGACAAAGCCCATTCAACTTCTGAATCGGTTGTAAAAGACTTGAAAGATCAGATTGATCATACGAAAAGGAACAATTATCCCCATCACGATCGTACTAATTGGACAGGTAATCGTGTCAAGCGAGGGAACGAAAGGTACGGGAGAAAATGACAACAGCACAAAACGCATTAATTTGGGCTTGGATTTTCTTTACATCAATATTCACTTTATTTAGCTTAGTATTTATGATAGCAGCATGAACGTAATCCTTTCAATGAAAACCAGATATCAAATAACTTTCTTAAACGGAAGAATAATACTTAATTCTAAACGCACCGTCCAGGGACTGGATATAGTCATCGAATCCCCGAAAGACAGCTTACGTCACGGACCAGACTGGATACAGAAGATGGCACACGATTACGGTTATATTGAAGGGACCAAAGGGAATGATGGTGACGAGCTTGATTGTTTTGTGGGTCCTAATTCTGACAGCGAAACGCTGTTCGTTGTAGAGCAGAATAACGACGAGGGAGAGTTTGACGAACATAAAGTAATGATCGGATTCAGTAACATGGCTGAAGCGAAGGACGCTTATTTTGCCAATTACCCGGAAGAGTGGGATCACCTCCGTAATATTACCGAACTGGACATAAAGGATTTCTGGGATTGGGTAAAGAATAAGAACACTTCGGTGGAAATAGAAAACGGGAAAATCAAAGTAAACGCTTTTCGGGAACATATCGAAGGAGTGGTCACCAGGATATCGGGCACGTTTCATTTCTTCGGTAACTGGGATTGGGGAACCCGCAACTATGTCGGTTGCGTTACGGTAGACGGTAAGAACATTGATATTAAGGCACCGAACGAAAACGCTTTCCGACAAGCAGCTCACAGGGCAGCAAAGAAAGAGGTGATGAAGGATAATGAAAGGGAGAACGATATGGAAATTACGTTGAAGAAAAAGAATACTTCTAATTTAGAATTGATCAAGGATAAAGAATACCGTAAGTGGGCAAAAGACCAAGGTCGTGATCCCGAGCACCAAGCAACAATTGACGAATTTAAGAAAACCGAAAAGTATAAGCAAATGCAAAATTCCCAGGCGATTATCCAGAACGGGAAGTTAAAATTAGACTAAAGTAAAATGATCATTGAAACGATAAAACCGATACGTCAAAGAGAATCCTACGAAAAGGATATGGCTAAGAATATTGAATCCGTTATTTACTGGACTATATTCAAGCCCTTGTTTAATATCCTGGATTCAGAGACAAGGACACATTCGCGAGTTGACGATTATCTAATAACCGCCTTTCGTAGCGGTAGAATCTGGTACGATGACGGGTATGTCTACGGCAACTTCAATTCGCTCATCTCAAAGGCACTGAGAGGGCTTGACGGACGGTTTGATAAGCGTAAAAAAGCGTTCAAATTGCCATTATCCAAGCTTTCACCCCAGATAAGAACGGCAATGGCACAGCGTAAGGAAGACGAACAGAAGAAAGCGGAAGAATTAAGAAAAGCAACCGAGGGCTTGAATCAAGAGGGAATAAAGGAAGCGAAGGGATTGGTCGGTTTTCAACGAACCGCCAAAAAGGTTTTGGCAGATTTAGCAATTCAATTTCGTAAAGTAACTCCGGATAATATATCCACTCCTTTGGTATTTACGGAAGAAGACGAAGAAAGGTTAGCCGAAGAGTACCTAACCGAAACAGATTTGTCCATTAGGGGTTGGGTAGACGAAGCAATTCGGAGACTCCGGGAAACAGTTCCTAAACTTATCGGGGAAGGATACAGAGCCGACAAGCTTAGAGATACGCTGAAAGCTGAATACGGTATAAGTAGAAGCAAGGCTCAGTTCATAGCAAGACAGGAAACAAGCGTTTTCGTTTCCAAGTACCGACAGCATCGTTACGAACAAGCAGGATTAACGCAATACAAATGGTCTACGAGTAGAGATGAACGAGTACGACACGATCATAAAGATCTTAACAATCGTATTTTTAGTTGGGATGATCCGCCGATTGTAGATAAAGCAACCGGACGTAGAGGTCATCCAGGCGAAGACTTTAACTGTAGATGCGTTGCGTTGCCTGTGCTGAAAGGGGCATATGTCTGATGAAGTCCTTACTTTATATATCGGAGTCCATTCTGGTCACAGCGGTGAACAGCCGAAGTTCCAAAAAGAAGTTAAGGAGGAACTTAAAATGAGTAAGCAGAGAGCACAGAAATTTGTCAGGGCATTACACGAAATAGCAAAATACCTTAAAGTCGGGAGTACGGTCGCTCTGGCGGTTCTTATGTTCTCTTCTCCAGTTCTTGCGGGCGGTGGGGATTGGATTGATACAAGGCAACAACAGCAACAAGTGCAGTTAGAAAAAGCGTATCAAAGAGTATCGTCGGCACCGAAAAGTAATTCGAATTCGGTGGAAACTTCAATTGAAAGAGCCGAAATAAAGACCGATGGAATTGATCAGGCATACGTTTGGATAAGAACATTCACCCCTTCATGGGTCGTGGGAGTTATTTTTCTTGCCGGATTGACATCCTTACTTCCTTGGTTCTTAAGGAAATTCGGAATAAACGTAAGGCTCTACGTTGAAAAGAAAGGAACCAAGAAAGATGCCTGAATCAGATGAAAAAAGAGCAGGATGGAACAAACGACAAATTGACGAAATTGACAGGAAGACAACAGACATACTTAAGATACTAAACGGAAACGGTAAAATCGGTCTTACTGGTAAAGTGGACATTATGTGGGGATATAGAAACATTTTCGTTGGATTATTTTCGGTTAACTTAATCACAATAATTGTCTTGATTATAGAGATGTTCAATATCAAGTTTTAGGAAAGGAGAAAAAATGAGCGAGGAGTATAAATTTTCAACGAGGGGTGGTCTTCTGGAAAGAGGGTCAGATCGGTACGGGACAAAGGAAAACGAAAAAATTTGCGAAAGCTGTTTTGGTTCCGGTCAGTTTGCCCTCCAGAATTGCAAAGCTTGTAACGGTATAGGCAAAAAGGAAAATGCTTCGGTAACGGCACGGGAAGCAGAAATTCTTTTTGAAGAGTATGCGCAGCGTTACGATCCTAATGCTATGAACAGCGAGGTCTGGCAATATAACAAGATTCTGCAATGGCTTCGTGGAATTAAAGGGTATAACGATGCCGATGCCAAGTTTATAAAGAATCATTGGCAAAATATGCTGTCAGGTTAGGAGGAAATCATGTTCGCGACTCTCAAAAAAGCTAAAACGAAATCAGTCACCGTGAAAGTCAAGAATGAAAAGGACTGGGCAAGCGAATACGTTTGCAATGTTCTTGAACCCGGATTGGTTTCTTACGAGGATGTCGGTTGCGGAATAGCAATGCTTCGTAAGGAAACAATCGTTAATATGATGAACACTTTCATTGGAAAGCCAGTAATCATTTCTCATATAGACGTAACTCCTGATAATTACAAGGAGCATGCAGTCGGGTATGTTACGAAAGTATGGTACGACGATGTCCAGAATTGGATGTTCTGTTCATTTATCATAACAGATGACAAAGCCAAGGAGAAGATATCAAGGGGATATTCGGTATCCTGTGCTTACGATGTCTTAGCTACCGGAAAAGGAGGAGAATGGCATGCGATAAAGTTTGATGAAGAAATCACAGAAGGAACCTTCACTCATCTTGCATTAGTACCTAACCCTCGGTACGAGGAGTGTAAGATTGAGCCTTGTATGATGCTCGTAAACAGTAAGAAAGCAGTTATTAAACACGAAAATGATTGCGGGCATAAAATGGAAATGGAGGAAGAAAAAGAAAATGATGAGGATCAAAAAGAAAATCATCATTTCACATTTGACTTTGCTGAAGGAGCCTATGTTCGGTTTCGGATAAAAGGCAAGCAAGTCAGCCAGAAGGGAGAGGTCGTGCATATCCGACACTCTGAAGAAGAACCTCTCCAAGTTTTCACCGTGAGGGCAGAGGACGGTCTAACATATGAGCTGAGGGTACTCAAAGGAACTCCTCAAAACTTTGAGTCCTTAGTAAGGGAAAACAAAAAGGAGGATAAGAAAATGATCCAACTGTTTGTCAAGAAAAACAGTAAGGCAGGTGCTTCGGTGGATCCCAACGATCCAACAAAGCAAAAATGGCAAGCGA